CAGAGTTAATCTTTCAGTAATGAGAGACCCATACCCACAAGCTACAAGTGGAAATATACGTTATGTTGCCAGACGTAGAGTTGGCGGTGCTGTAGTTCTTGCGGAAGCAATTAGACTACAAAACATTTCTGCATAAGGGAGATTATTATGAGAGATATTGCAAATAGAACTAAGTCAGTTACTTGTCAAGACGCAAAAGTATTTACAGCAGACGCAAATGGAACTACTGTTGATACACAAGGTTTTGAATCAGTAATGTTCATAGTTAACTCTGGTATTGAAGGCGATACATTATCTGGTAGTGTAAAGTTTGACTTTATACTTCAAGATTCTACAGACGATTCTACATTCTCAGCCGTTACTAGCTCAACAGCAGTAACAGAAGGAAGTGTTGATAGTTCTGGTATCTTTTTAACATTAGATGCTAACGGTGAAACACCACAGACTAGCCAAATTGGTTATATCGGTGGTAATAGATATGTAAGAGTTAAGATTGACGCTACAGGAACTCACTCAAACGGAACACCTATAAGTGTTCAAGCTGTGTTGGGTAATCCTATAGATTCAACAGACGCTTAATATCTGATAAGTTTGTGGGGAGCGGTTTTGATTGCTCATTGTCTGCTCCTCACTCTTATATTGATTAGATAGTATTTTAAGAATATTATGTAATGAATAATGGAGAGAAATATGAAGATAAAAATGTTAAGAGATGTGAAAGGCTCTAGTAATGAATCTGGTAATGCGACCAGAGTTTATCAAAACAATGAAATTATTGATTGCGATAAACAATGGAAAGTAGATTTAGCGAATAACTTTATGTCTAACAATTCAGCCATAGAAGTTAAAATAGACGAGCCAAAAGAAACAAAGAAAAAAGCAGTAAAGAAAAAAGTAACCAAGAAAAAAGCCACTAAGTCTAAAGGTTAATCGCTATGGCTAGAAGTATTGGGAGTACATTTTCCACCCAGTTATCTAGCAGTCAAACTAGACCATTTTATGCAGTAGAGTTTTTGTATTCCATTCCACTAAGAATGTGGACTGGATATGGTGAGTTTGAGATTCTAGGTAATGATTATCAAGGTTTAGGAAATTTAGTAAGCATAAGCCAAGTTAATGAATCCGCAGATATTAAAGCAACTGGAATTACAGTTAACGTTTCTGGACTAGATACCAGTATTGTTTCTACTGGATTTAATGAAACTCAACAAGGTACAACTGTAAACGTATATTTTGGAGTTCTGACAACAACAAGTAATGCTTTGGCGATTGTAGATACACCTTATCAAATATTTAGCGGTACTGTTGATACTGTAAGCATTACAGAAGATGGAGATGTTTCTTCCATACAGTACGGTGTTGAAAGCAAATTAATTTCTTTAGAGAAAGCATTAGATTTTAGATACACAGACCAAGACCAAAAGTTTTATTTCCCAAATGATAAAGGATTGGAGTTTGTAGATGATTTGCAAGACAAGTCTATTGATTGGGGTGGGGGAGAAAAATAATGGGTTTTTCATTAAGTTCAATTTTTAAAGCGGTAAAGGAAGTAGCATTAAAAGTTAATACTTTTATGAGTGCTTTGACTCCTATACAGTCTTTCTTAGTCAGCATGGCTGTATCTGCTGTACTTTCAAAAGTATTTGCAAAGAAACCAAAAGCTAATTATCAACAACAACTATCTGCTAGAACAGAGATGGTTAAGCAAGCAATCATTACCAGAGATACTGTTTATGGTGAAACTAAAAAATCTGGTGGTATCTTATTCATGGAAGGTACTAACAACAACAAAGATTTACATGTAGTAATTCAGTTAGCTTCACATGAAATTCAATCTATAGATAAAATATATTTTGGAGAAGATGAATTAACTTTAACAAGTGGCGGAACTGATTCTAATGGAGATACAAGGTTTATTGTTACAGCTCCAGAAAAATATGCTACTGAATCTAGATTTACTAGACAAACACAAACATTAGTTGTTAATAATTATGTTGATGTAGAATATAGAACAGCTTTGCCATTTGGTGGATATAATATTGTTTCTGGCAAAGGAATATTAAGAGGAACAACATCTATAGCATTGGTATCTGATACAGCATTTACGATAACCACAGCAGACACTTTGAATATCAATGGTGTAAGTTATGGGATATCGTCTGGCGGAAGTTCTTCTGCTTCTGGAGCAAGGCATAATTTGACAGTTACTATTTCTGAGGGATTAAGAACAGATGTTAGAGCAACAGCGATTAATTATACTGGTGCTTTTGGAAACAGAGAAAGAATAACTCCATATAGAAACAACGTGAATACTCCCAAACCTTATCTTTCTGGAACAACAACAGAAATAAGTAGTGCCATTATTGCTAGTCATGGATTCTTGTCTGCTGACACAGATGATTTAGTTGTAAGGATAAAAAAACATTTAGGAAGTGATGACCAAGTAGCAGATGCAGATTTAGTATCTGAAGTATCACAATGGACACAATCACATAGATTACAAGGTATTGCTTATTTATATGTCAAATTAAAATATGATGTTGATGCTTTTCCTACAGGTATTCCAAATATATCTGCTGAAATAAAAGGTAAAAAAATATTAGATTTTAGAGATGGAACAACAGCATTTTCATCTAACCCAGCTTTATGTTTATACGATTATTTAACAGATACTAGATTTGGACTAGCAACACCAACTGCCAATATTGACACAACATCTTTTACTACTGTTGCAAATATATGTGATGAAGATATTAGTTTAGCTGGTGGTGGTACAGAAAACAGATATGAATCACATGGGATTGTTTATAGTAATGTTGACCCAATGACAGCGATAGATGAATTGCTAGGCTCTATGTTGGGTGTATTAAGCTATTCAAACGGTAAGTTTATTTTAGCTGGTGGAAAATATGTTGCTCCTACTATATCGCTTGATGAAGATGATTTTAGAGGTGGAATGTCTGTTCAAACCAAACAATCCAGAAGAAACTTATTCAATACAGTTAAAGGTGTTTTTACTAGCCCATCATCTGACTGGCAACCATCAGATTATCCAATGGTAACATCAGACACATTTGTTGCTGAAGATAATGGAGAAACAATATTTGCTAATGCAGATTTGCCTTTTACTACATCACCCACAATGGCACAAAGAATTGCTAAAGTTATTCTATTTAAAAACAGACAGCAAATGGTTGTTCAAGCTCCCATGAAACTATCTGCTTTTAAATTACAAGTAGGTGATACAGTTAGTTTAACCAATGCAAGATTAGGGTTTAGTTCTAAGATATTCCAAGTTGCAGATTGGACTTTTGTAAGCACAGCAGATGATGTAGGCATTGATTTAGTATTGCAAGAAACATCACCTAGTGTTTGGGATTGGAATGCCGAAGAATCAGAATTTATATCTGATAATACTACTTTGCCAACTTCTGCAACAGTAACAGCTCCATCATTAGAAGTAAGCGATATTATGAGGTCATACTCTGGTGTTGTATCAACTATTCTTTTAATCAAAGTATCTTCTAATCAGGGAACAACCAATGAATTTGAAGTAGAGTATAGAAACACATCTACTGATACTGAGTATACAAGTTTAGGTAAATCAAGAGGACAAAATTTTGAAGTTGTTAATGCTGAAGATGGAATGACGTATGAGGTTAGAGCAAGGGCAGTCAATGCCTTTAATGTTTATTCTTCTTTCACAAGTGCATCACATGAAGTAGTGGGAAAAATAGCTCCACCAGCAGATGTTAGAGATTTTTCTGTGAATATAGTTAATAATTTAGCAGTATGTTCATGGACACCAAATGATGAATTGGATTTATCTCATTATGTGATACGACATACACCAGTAACAGCAAGCCCTGTTTATGCTGGTGCTACTATTGTTGCAGAGTATGTATCCAAAGCAACGAATCAAATATCTTTGCCAGCTCAAACTGGAACGTACATGATAAAAGCGATTGACGTTCTAGGTATTCCATCTGAAACATCTAGCAAGAAAGCAATTATTAGAAATCGAATAGCAGATGATTTTAACGCAGTAGCAACAACCACAGAATCAACAGGATTCGCTGGAAGTAAAACAGATGTTGAAGTAGTCAACAGAGATAGTACAAATTTTCTGCAAATTACACTTGGTGAATTATTTGACGACCATTCTGGTAACTTTGATGACGCACTTGGCAACTTTGATGATGGTGGAGAAGTTCAAGAAAATTTAGATGGATTTTATTATTTTAATTCTAATCCGATTGATTTAGGTGGTATTTACAACTCATATATCACAACCTCAATGACCAGTACTAGATTTAACGCAAACAGCCTGTTTGACAGCTTTGAGGGCTTATTTGACGCCCAAGAAGGTAATTTTGATGGTAACTATACCGAACAAGATGATGTTGACGCTAGAATCCAAATAGCGACTTCTAACGACAATTCTACATATACTGATTACCAAGATTATATTTTGGGAAATTACAAAGCTAGATATATAAATTTAAGAGTTAAATTAACCACAACTAATCCATCTTCCACTCCAGCCATATCTGCTTTATCTGCTGTTGTTGATATGCCAGACAGAACAGTTGCAGAAGATGGTATATCTGCTGGAACAAGTGGAAAAGCTGTAACATTTAGCCCAGCATTTAAAGCATTGCAAGGTTTAGGAATAGAAGTAGATGATTTAGACCAAAATCAACATTATGTTATTTCAAGTAAGTCAGCCACAGGGTTTACCATAAACTTTTATCAAGGCACAGGAACAGGTAGTGCAGTAGCAAAAGATTTTAGTTATGTTGCTAAAGGGTACGGATATCTTGAATCCAGTTAGTAATTAGAGTATTGTTAACATTATTTAGGAGTTAAAAAAATGAGTCAGAATGATTTTACCATAGCAAACCAGACCTTTCCCAATACAAGGGCTGATATAAATTCAGCATTACAAGCATTGGCAAGTACCAGTTCTGGAAGTTCTGCTCCATCAACTACTTTTGCAAATCAACTTTTTTATAATACCACAAGCAATTTATTACAAATAAGAAATGAAGATAATGACGCATTTATTACGATTGCAGAGTTAGACCAAAGCAATGATACCGTAGAATATTTTAAATCTGATTCAGTAAGAACAGCTTTAATAGAATTTACAGATGGAGATGACGCTTTAGCGATTGCAGATGGTGGTGCTTTAACTGTATCAACCTCATTAGATATGAACGGTACAGAATTAATTTTAGACGCAGACGCAGATACTTCTATTACCGCAGACACAGATGACAGAATAGATTTAAGAGTAGGTGGAACTGATAGGGCATATATAACTAATAATACTATTGGTGGAATTATTAATAGATTAAATGCTAAACCTTTTATTATTAATGGCAATTTTGCAGTAGCACAAAGAGGAACAAGTGCTGATGGTACACCTAATTATTTAATAGATAGATGGAAAAAACAGAGTCAAACAACAGGAAATGTTACTGTTTCGCAAGATACTGATGCTCCAACTGGGTTTATTAATTCTCTAAAAATGGAAGCCTCAGGTGCTTCAACTTTCTTTCAAACAGGGCAACAAATAGAATATAAGAATTTTTATCCTTTGATAGGCAAAGCAGTATCTTTAGGTTTTTATTATAAATCTGATGTTGATGTAGTTATTAGAATAAGAACAGGTACAAGCACAGCAGATTCAGTTGTATTATTTTCAGGCTCAGTAGCTTCAACAGCAACAGCGTCAGCTAGTGCTGGTTGGGTGCAGTATGTTCATAATTTTACTCTAGCTTCAAATGTAACTTCATTAAGTATTGAATTTGGAACAGGCACATTAGCCAATACTGATTTTGTTTATTTAGCTGGAGTACAATTAGAACAAGGAACTTTTAATACAACAACCATACCACCATTTCAACACGAATCGTTTGGTGATAACTTGGCTAGATGTCAAAGATATTATCAAGTAATACGAGAAGCAGACACAGCTTACTTTGCAAGTGGCTTTATGTATAGTACAACTATTGGCATAGGCATAACAGATTTAGCTGTAAAAATGCGAACAGCTCCAACATTAGTTACAAACAGTAATGCTAATCAATTTACTTTTTATCGTGCTGGTGCTGGAGATACAGTAAGCACTTTTGCTTTAAATTCTGCTACTGAATCAAGAATAGCTTTTGAAAACACAACAGAGATGAGTGGTACAGCAGGTGACGCTGGTGGTTGGTATGCTTCTGGTGCTAACGGTATAGTAGATGTTAATGCTGAATTTTAGGAGATAAAATGAATACAGATAATATACAAACAGTTAAAAAAATTAATTCTGCACAAACAGGTAATTTAGCTAGTTACAAAATTACAACAACTGATAATTTGATAATGTATGCTCCAGCTACTGATGAAAGAAATACAGAATATATGGCAATACAAGAATGGGTAGCAGAAGGTAATACTATTGAAGAGGCAGATTAGGAGAAACTAAATGGCTGGATTAAAAGTACATACTGCTGAAACAGAATTTGCAGTAACTCAAGCTGAAATCAAAGCTTGGAACAAAATAGATTCTTCTGATGATGATACTGTTGTCGCATTAATAGAGAGGACTGTTCATAATTGGGCTAAAGAATATACTGCAAGGTCATTGACCACAGTTACTTATCAATTATTTATAGATTCTTTGTATGATGTGGATATTCCTATTCAAGAAGGCTCTTACGTTGGCATAGACCAACATATAAATCGC